TCCTTAGCCCATGCGCCAATTGCTAGGAGCGCATTGGCCATCTTCTGTAGAGCAGGCATGAGCAGGACAAGTATCTTCTGGCCAACCATCGAGAACTGTGTCTTGACGTTCTCCATGCTTTCATTGAACCGCTCAGCCTTTTCCGCATCATCTGTGGTATATGTTCCGAGGTTCTTTTCCTCCTCAACCAGTTCCTGGACACCTTCCTTGCCCTTCATGAGCAGCCGGATGGTTCCTTCGCTCAGGCCGAGGCGCATGCCAAGGCCGAGCGCTGTTCCTCCGCTCATGCCCTTCATCTTCTCTGAGAGCATCTCGAAGACTTGGATGGCATTCTTGCCTTTGAGCGCCTCTTCTTTGATTCCGAGGCCAGCGAAAATACGCAGAGCCATCTTCGCTCGTGGACCATGAATGGCGATCAATGCCAAGCTGCTTGTCACGTGCCGCAAGCTGGCATTGAAGTCTTCCGCAGTGCCGCCCTCAAGTTTCACTGCTCGCTGCCATCCTTGGAGCGTTTCCACATTCAGGTCCATCATGCGCGCTAGCTTCACGCCTGCGTCTTCTGCTTCGAGCTCCTTCTCTGCAAACATCTTCAATCCCTCAGCAGTCATCATGATGCCGAGGAACTCGCCTGCCTTGGTGATCAGCTCTGTGAAGAACTCGCCAGCATTGCGTCCCTGCTCCTTCATGTGCTCGGCAGTCTTCGTTGCACTATCACGAACTGCCTTCTGCCCTTCCTCGGACTCTGACACTCCCTTCTTGAAATTGGAAGTGTCGAGCCCAAGGGTGACGAGGAATGCGTCAATGATGGTTGCCATCGCTAAGCCTCCTCGTGCATTGATGCGACATTCGCATTATCTACCAGGATGATTTCGAGCATGTCGTAGGCATCCTCAGCACCGTAGATCGTTTGGAGTTCATAGAGCGTTGCAAGCTTGCGCGAGACAATGATGCCAATTATTCCAGGGACGTTCCGGTATTCGTTTGGGGCTTGCCGACGTTGGGGCCTCTCAAGGTTGAGAGGGCGTCGGCGATAGAAAAACCGAGGTGCAGCTCCAGGATCTTGCCTCGCATCTTCAAACGAGTGAGCACCTCCTCAATGTCATCTTCCATGAGCGGTCGTGAATACCCAAAAGGGAACTGTGCTGATTTCTTCTCTGGGTCTGGGATTCTCTGGACGCATGAGAACATCTCATCCAGTAGAGGCTCCACCTGTTCCCACGGAAGACCTCTGAAGGAATCAAAGCCAATGGCTGCAATGTGAGACAGCCCAGCTCCGTCTGGAACCTGAACGCCAGAAGCAGCAAGAGCATTGAGAGCACGCGCTGCCCACTTCTCTGCTCGATCAGCAGACATCTCCTTCAGCAGAAATACCTTGCCAGTATCTCGTCCGCTGTCACCGATAAATACTTCAGTCTTGCGCATGCTACACCCCAGCTGCTTCCACGCGTTCCCACGTGATTTCAAACTGCAAAGGCTGAAGAACCTTCTTGATGCCAGGAAGTGGCGGATACAGTGTGAGCGAGCCATTGACGCAGTTGTAAGTCTGGCCAATGGCAGGAAGATCGATCACACCATCGCAAGGGAGGTCCTCCCGCTGACTCTGCATTGCTCGGATCCACTCGTAGAAGAAATCGAGAGAAGGGCTTGTCGGCTCGATGGTGATCTTCTGCTTCACAAGAGCGAACACGAACCCTGCGCTCTTGTGTCCATCCACACCAATGATAGCCTCAGCACTAGCGATGGAGTCGGTGCTGACAGCTTCATCAGCGCCATACCCTTCCAGTTGGACAGGGGAGTCGAAAAGACCGGGGACAACCAGCGTGAAGACGCTGTTTGCGGCAGTGATAGTCTTGGCCATGATGGGCTCCTTTTACTGAACGTCAATTGAGGCGAGATTGACCTGCTGGATGCTCTGTCCATCCATGAACCAGAAGGTGCAAGGCGGAGACTGACGAGCTGCGCGAACCTGAGCAGAAGCTGGGAGGATCTGGAGATACCACCCACGACTAGAAAGGATCCCATCAATGGCCATGCCAGCTGCAGCATTGACCTCTGCAGCCTGAGCAGCAGAGAGCGGAACATTGGAGCGAATGGCACCAAAGTTGACAGCCTGATTGATAGGATCCTGCAGAGCGCTGCGGATGAGGCCGTAGCCTTGCGGATTGTATGGGTCAGACTTGATGTTCTGGAGCAGCGTCATCAGCGCAAGCTGGAACTGGTTGTTGAGCCAGATGGCATTGATGTAGCTATCAATCCAAGCGTAGGGGCCGCTCACCTGCCCGGGCTGGAACTGTGTGAAGAGCTGATTCGCAGTCGCATAAGCACCGATGAAGTTGTATCCATTCGCGATCAGGTTGGCAGCAGACGTAGGATCGGTGACAGTGGCAACGAGGCCACTCTGCACCTTAAAGGCCAGGGTGATCCGCCCATTGTGCTGGGTGAAGTCGATGCTCGCGATGGCGCCAAGCACAAAGGCTGCGTGGAGGTAGCTGTTCCACACAGGAGCAACGCCACTGATGGTATTCGCCTTCAGCCAGCTCCCCAAACCAGTGAAGGTCGCTGGCTGGCTGGATGCAGCAGTCGCGTCTGTGTCGTAGGGGACATAGAGATAGCGGCCATTTGTGCTGTTCGTCCAGGAGGAGAAGGCTTCCTTGTCTGCGAGGCTGGGTTCAAAGGTGCTAGAGAAGGACACCCAGTTCTGCGTAGATGCGATGACAGCAGCCATGGCAGCAGCCGGGGTTTGGATTGCACTGCCCTGGCTGAGCACCGCACCAGTAGCAGCGGTGAAGCCAAGCGTGGTCGCGCCGAGACCAGTAGCGTAGGCCAGAGTGGACGACGCGCCAGTGGTTGAGCTCGTGATGACGAATTCATGGAGTGTGGAGTCGAAAGTCGTGGTCTGGCCAGCACCGAGCGCAGTGGTAATGAGCGAAGCAGCAGCAGACAGACTCAGTGCAGAAGACAGATTAAGAGACGAAGCAGTTTTGGTAACGCCATCAACCACGACCACCAGATCATAAGCTCCAGTAATGGTTGTGCTGGCAGTGGTCTGGCTCGTGTCCACCGTATAGGTTCCAGTTCCGCCAGGTGTGCCAGTTAGCTGGTTGACGATCCTGGTATTGGCAGTGACGCCAGAGCCAGTCAACAGCATGCCAGGAACAAGCACCCCAGAGCTGACTGCAGTGACCGTCATGACGGTAAGGGCGATGGAAGCAGTGACGGACGCAGGAGCGATGGCGTTGACCTGTGCCAGCGACAGCGTGGGAATACCACTGCGCAGGAAGGCAGGGATGGCAGTGGCAGCATAGCGCGAGAACAGAAGAGCTCCAGGCTTGGTATTGCTGCCGTCAAAGCCGAGGAAGTAGGTTTCGGCCATGGCAGCTTCTTGGCTCTGCGGGCCGAAGTAGTCTGCCACAGAGGCAGCAGTGGGGAAGCTCAGAGGAGTTCCGAACGGAAGCCTGGAAGCCTGGCTAAGCAGAAGGCCATTGAGAGCCAGCGGATTCCCGCCTGCGCTCAGGACGCTCGGAGTTACCGAGACAAGGGTGGAAGCAGGAATGGACATGCTCGCTCTCCTTTAGAGTGGGTAGGTGGCGTCAACGTTAATAATGGCAGGAGTGATGACGTTCGCGGATTGCTGCGTGTCATTCACCGAAGGATTGAACTGAAGGTGGATGGCAATAGACCAGTGAGACTCATACTGCTCCTCTCCATTGATCAAAGGAAGCTGACGAGCAGCCTCGCTGTAGAGTGGTGCGATGCCAGGAAGTTGAGCGGCCAGGAATGCGCAAGCCTGATCGCTACGGAACGCAGTTGTGATGATGGTAGACCAATCCCCAGCGTTAGCTCCATAAATATCGAGCTGGATTGTGAAATCAATGAACTGCTGGTTGGTCTCAGTGTTGATATCAGGGTAACTGGTAACGTTGGTGCTCAGCCGAGTCTTCACCAGGGGTGTCATTTCAACGAAACCACCAGCAGGCATCGCCACACGATTGACGATCCCTTGAACAACCTCCCCAGAGACTGCGTAAAGAAGCCAGTTGCGCAGAGCAGTGAATACCTGGTCCTCAGTGATTGAGATGGTGTAGCTCATGGCGTCACCTGAAGTTGAACTGCGACGCAGCACCATCCTGGCCACGTCTCAAGGACTGTGACAACTAACCAGGTCCCAGAAACGATATCGCCATAAGAAAAGACAAACTTGTCACCACCACGAATAGCAGAGCGAACAACACTCTCCCAATCACCTGCGAGATAGATCTTGTGGGTGACGCCACCAATGTTCAGGTTGTTAAGGTGCTGGAGTTCTTTTCCGCTGAGTGCTTGAACCTGAATGTCGCCAGAGATAGCATCAGCGTATGACGGAACCTGCTTGCCATTGGCACCAGTGACATAGCCTGTGCTCTTGTAGAGCTGAGCAGAAGTCTGATCATTGATAGCAGAGATCGCTGGTGATGTCAGATCAAATAGATCCATTGCAGGCCTCACGCGTTCCATCTACTTCTGCAGAGATTGAACGCTTCATGTTCTTGCTCCACTCCAGTGGCTTGGTATGTCCTTTCGCCTTGATGGCCCAATCCTTATCAGGCGGATCATTGAACTCTGTAATTGCAAGCTGGAGCTGCTCACCCATAACCAGCCCAGTGCTTAGCAGAGCCTTGCGCACATCGTAGTTGTGGTTCTTGAGGAACTGGAAAAGAACTTTGCCCCAGGTTGCGTTCCTCTTGGTGATCATCCCACGGAAGAATGGACGAGGTGGGATGTTCGCAGCAGGTGCGCCATTCTCTAAGATCAATGCAATCTCAGGAGCAGGCTGGTCATTGTTGATGCCTGCGTGGCTTCCCTCAAGAAACCCAACACGCACCAGCTTAACTCCGTCACCAAGTGACTGCTCAATGTGGTTGAGCACTGATGCCATCTTGATGCCGCCACTAAATGCTGCCATTTCAGCCTTCCTGCAGATAGATCTGCTCTGGTGCTGGACAGGGAGGGACGATGAGCATGGAACGATAGCCCATTGATGCTCGCCAGTAAGACGCACCATAGATAGTCTGCTCATACCAAGCCTTCTGGTCGGTAGCAGGCCCCATGGCCAGCGAGACATTCACAGAGCCTTGGCCAGCAGAAGCCACCCTCCCAACTGCACGAGAGGGTGGCTTGCCATCGATGCCAAAGTAGATCGCCACAATGTGCGCAGTGAGCATATTGAGCAGCGTGTCACGAGGAGGAACAGGAACACGACTGCAGTCACGATTGTCCAGGATCACACAAGCCTCATTGAAGCTCGCTGTGATAATGTCAGCAGGAGAAGGATACAAAGCATCTGTGGCCACGAACTCAGGGTAGCGAGCAAGGAAGGCTACCTTGTCAAACACAACCACAGCCATTGGTCAGCTCCTTAGCGAAATTCCATCGGGCGAGGATCGCGGTCGAGCGGACGAACTGCCTGCTTGGTAGGATCAAGCTGTTCGAACCCCGTCCGCTCTTTCTCACGTTCTTTCGCCTGCGCCTGAGCGTCATCCCTCGTCTTTGAAACATAGACGAAGCCATTAACCACTGCAGGGTGAGACTTGTGCGTTGCATACCATTCCTCCCAATGCGCACGAGGAACTGATGTGATGCTGTGTCCGGCATAAGTCTCCGGATTCACAAACTTGCGATCTGGATTGGGAATGCGGAACCCCATGATGCCAGACAGCTTCACCCTTGATCGCAGGACGTTGCCATCATACAAATCAAGATTGAGGCCGTGCGGCAGCTTGCAGGCGACGAGAACAGATTCAGAAACGAGCTTGGGTTCGGTCTTGACTTCAGCCATGTTTTTCACCGTAGTGTATGGTCTTGGAATGAGGAGTGGAGGACCGATCCACGACAGATCGGTCCTCCGTATTCAGTGCTACACGCCAAGCATCTGAGAGATGCCAGCCGGGAACTTGATGATCGCACCCCAGGTGCCACCAGACTTCTTCTGGTAGGTCGAGGACGTGTCACGCACAATGGCGTGAGCGCGCATCTTCTCCGTAAAGGCACAGAACCCAGACTTCTGGCCCTGGACCGAAGGAGCGATCATCTGAACCAGATTGCCAGCAGTAGTGGCCAGCTCCGGCGCGGTCTTCACCACCATCTTCGGGAAGCTCTCCTTGATCATCGCCTGGACAGTGGCATTGCCATAGACATTCTGCATCGGCGTGAGGAGGTAGCTGACGGTGAAAGGATCCATCACCAGCGTGAGCGGATCCGTCATCTTGACCAGCCCATTGGTCTGACGAGCGAGCTGCTTGAAGAGGTTCTGGATGTCGCCCCAGATCTGGAGGCCAGTGGCACCAGACCAGGCGGTGGTGGGCGTGATAGGCGCAGTCAATGTGGGATCATTGAGCAGGCCGTAGTTGTCGAGGTTTTGCACTCCGAAGAAGTAGCTGGAGTTCTGGAACTTGTTGAGCGTGAGAGCGCTAGCAACGTTCTGCTCAGCAGCCCAGTCAATCTTGGCCGCGCCCATCTTGTCAAGCTCGCGATCGCCCCAACGGGTGAACGTCTGGTAGTGATAGGACTGGCGCGGTTCGAAGTTGGCATTCGCGCCAGACAGACCATTGTTGTTCAGGTCGCCGTAGGTGGAAACCTCACCAGTGGACTCGACGATCGGGAAGGTCGCAGTGTCCGTAGTCCAGTCGCCCTTCTTGGCCTCCCCGAAAATGTCCGCTGCCTCCATGGGCGCAGTGACCACACGAGTCAGCTCAGGATCCAGGAAATTGGTGAGGTAGAACGGAACGCCAGAGCTGGGAGTCGTTACGAGCTGGCTCTGAAGAAGATTGGTCGGCGCTGCGTCCATGAGAAGACGATCAGCGGCGATACGACCCGCCTGGGAGTCGCGGTAGTCCATGGCACCAGGAAAGATGATGCCGAAACGATCAGCCAGGAGATGGATGTGGGGATTCTGTCGCATGTGATTGGCTCCTACCGAACACCGATTTTGATGAGGTCCATGACATTCCCAGGGCTGTTCACATACCAGTCAGTCTCGATCCACGCAGAGGTGGAAGCAGCCTGAGCAGAGATGGTGCCAGGAGCAGTCGAAAGGTTGTAGGTGCCGAGTCCGCCAGTGCCGGTGCCGAGGCTAGCGATGTAGGTCCCAGCAGCGACATTCGCAGACTGCACAAGCTGGCCAACGGCCAGAGCACCAGAGGTAATGGCAGTGACCGTCATCACATTGGTGGCGAAACTGGCAGTGCCAACGAACCCACCGTAGGCTTCCGGCAGCGCGGTGGTATAGGCCTGGGCAGTCTCAGTGGCAAGCGCATTCTGAGACAGGAACACCGTGCCGGAAGTTCCGTTGTAGGTCCCGATCGACTCAATGTAGGTGTTAGGAGCAACACCAGGACCAGTGACGAGCTGACCGATCGCAGGAATGCCAGATCCAGTAGCGCTGATGGTCATCGTGTTGGTGCCGACCACCAGGCTTGCAGTGACACTGGATACGGTGCCAGCAGCATTCGTGGGGAACGACCCAGCAGCAGCAGCGAGGACCTGACCATCGAGCAGATTGGCGAATACCTTGCTGTTGATGAGCGCCTCAGACATGGTGCTGAAGGCCCAGAAGTCACCGCGCAGATGCTCAGTGACACCCTTGCCAGAGGGAATCGCAAGAGTGCTGTTGGTAAGCCACGAAGTGATCAACCCCTGCTGAAGATTGGAGATGAAGCCATCGGGCTTACGCGGCTGCCCAGCCGGACAGGCATTGCTTGCGCGACCAGGACCACCCGCGACAGGGTAGCTGTTCCACGCGAAGCGACCGACGAGGATGCCATTGGGACCAGCAGTGAGTCCGCCAGGCCCGGCATCCACAGTAGCAATCGGGTTCATCGAGGCGATGCCGCCGACGATCCCAGGGGCCTGCTTGTAGTTGACCTGATTCTGAAACATGGTTGCTTCCTCCTTCTAAGCGCGAGCAGGAATGTGGGTGTAACGCTTCTCGAAGTCAACAACGTCAGCAGAGTCCGTGGCCATGTTCTGGCTGGGCTGAGCCTTGGCGTGGATCAGAGGAAGCAGAGACTTGTAGGCGCTGGGGTGAACTCCCTTCGTCTCAATCTGATGAGCATCGAGAGCGAACTTGAAGATGGCATCAGCAGAGTCGAAAGCGAGAGTGTTGATCTCGCCAACGAAAGGCCTGACGTCATTGCTGGCCTCGTAGAGAGCAGACATGTGCGCCTTGGTCTCCTTGATTGCGGCGTCGGTGGCGGTTCGGATGGCAGCATCCATCGCAGGCTTGGTCACAGGCACATCCTTCATGGGAGCAGCATTGTCATCCTTCTCAGAAGCTGCAGCTACAGGCTTGGCCACGGGAGCTCCCTTCTTAGGCAGGACCGCATCCCGAGCAGCAGGCTTGCTGAGCTCGGTGATGAGCGAGTTGATGGCCTCAAGATCCGAAGCCGGGATGTCATAGTGGCTGAGCATCTGCATGAGCTTCTCGCCCGCAGAGTCGTCATCTTCGGCGACGTCATCTTCGGCGACATCGTCCTTCTTGGGACGAGCAGCGTCTTCGCCAGCCTCGTCGTCATCGTCCTCGTCGCCACTGCCAAGGGCTTCAAGCAGCTCAGCGAGGTCTTCGACATCAGCGTCCTTAGCAAGACGATCTTTGAACAGCGCCTTGACGGAATCGGTGATGGGCTTGATCTGCTGCTTGAAGGGCGCAGGCTTCACGTCCTTGAGGAGCTTGTCAAGCTCACCGACTTTGAACGCGGCATCGGACGCGAGACGCGGAGCGATGAACGCAGCGAGAGCACCCTTGACGGTGTGCCCCAGCTTGGTGATCTTTCGGGCCATGATGGGCCTCCTTTGAAAAGGGTTTACTTGCTCTCGGTGAGTCCACCGATCTTGAACTTCCTCGTGGTAATGGTCGTCGTTGTCGTCTGATCCTCCTTTCAACAATATGAATCAGCTGCGACGAAGCAGATTATTCTCTGCTCTTTCATGGCCAGCAGCGAGCTTCTCATGTAACGATCTTTCTGCCTGTGTCGGTGCTTTCTGCGACGCCTCCCAGTGAGCCTTCGCCGCAGCTCTGTGGGCTGCGGCAGCAGCCTTGCTAGACCCAGTCCCATTTCTGACTGCCGCACTGGCTTTCTGCGCAGCGACAGATGCTTTTGCTGCGGATGCCTTGCTGCCGCCTCCACCCGAGTACTGGTTGATGCCTTCGGGATTGTCGTCCTCCACCGTCACAGAGTCGTGCGCCTTGTGCCCTTCCACATTCTTGAGTTGTGCCACTGCTTCCTCCTTAGTTGGGCCGCTCCAGATGATTCGGCCAGTTGACTCACTCTTGATGACCCAAGGAGCCAGCTTGCCGCTCGCATCCTTGTGGCCCTTCATATGGGCGATGACATCAGACGCCACCATTGAGTCATGGGCGCCAATCTTCGGTTGATCACCAAAGTTGCGACCAAACTTCACCGGCACCCCGCGTGCGGCAGCTTCATGAGCTGCGGCCATATTCTCGTGCCAAGCCTTGGGGCCAGCAGACGTGGCCAGACGAGCAGCGTGGGCGTGGGCTGCACTTGCCTCTTCATGCGAGCCAGCATCCTTGGACTTGATTGCCTTCGCAGAGCTACGACCAGCGTACGATGCAGCACCACTATACTGATTGTGGCCTTCAGGATTCTCATCTGAGGTGACGCCACCCTTCATCTTTGTGGCACAAGCATTGGTGCTCGTGAGATCGTCGGTGATTGAATCAATGGTGCCAGCACCAGGCTTCATGCCAAGCTTCTGCTTTGCAGGAGCAAGAGCATCAGACACCAGCTTGGCAATGCCCTTCATATTGACCTTGACATTCAGCTTCGACACCCCAGCTGGCTTGCGATCTTTCACAGTGACGTCCGGACCTGCGCGACCCTCATCAACCAGCGCAACATGGTTGCCCTGAAGATCATGCATGCGCCCATCATACTTCTGCCCCATGTATGTTCCTGGCGTCATGTCAAGCTCGTAACGATACGCACATGACAGCTGCGTCTGAGTCTTCGACATCACTCCATCAATCGCACTCGTTGTCCACACCACCAAGTCATTGATGAGATAAGGATCTTCAAATCTCGCATTCGTGCCTGTGGACCCAACGACACGGTCGTGGACTTCCTTGTCGTCCATGTCATCAGCACTCACCTCAATGTGGTTGTCCATGAGTGGCAAATTGTTGAATGTGGCAGCAGCCTTCTCCAGCTCCTTAGGATCTCGGAAGAGGTAATAGACTCGGTCCGGCTGCAGTCCAAGCTTCTCGTAGTCCGGGATCTCAGCACCCCAATACGGATTCACACCAGCTTTGCTGATGTTGCATCCTTCCACATGGAGGAAACCTTGAGCATCAACGGAGCGAGCACTGCCGCGATCAAAGGCAATCGCCCCTCCTGGTAGGTTACGACGAGCAGCCATCACTCTTCTCCTTCTGATTCATCGTCCTCTTCATCGAGCCCAGGAATAATAGACATGCAAGTGCAACCGCAGTTGATTGGTGTGCCTGGCCAGACGTATTCACCATCAACATCAGAATACATGCCCTTGTCAATGTCGTAAACTTCGCCATCCCAGCCCATGTGCTCTTCGCGAGGCTGGGCAGAAGCCATGGTGTGGACCCATCGTGCCTTGCTGATGCCAGACTCCTTCTGCCTCGTCCTATGGATGGCTGCGGTAGCTTTGTTGTTCTGATCACGAGCAATCAGAGCTGCACGACGCTGGGTGACACCATAGCGATCTTCCAGGTAATGAGTCAGCTCCTTCATGGATCGGCCCTTCTCGACGCTATCACGAACCCGATCAATGATAGCATCAAAGTATTCGCGAGGAATACTCTTAATGAGCTTCACATTCTCCGCTATCACATCATCGAGCACAGACTCAATGGCACCTGTTGTCTGGAACTTCACAGAGAACCCAGCCTTGCGCAGAGCAGCAGCAAATGAGATGTCATGGCTCTTCATGGCCTTCTTCGCAAACTGCTTCGCGATGGTCTCTGAGCCGGAATCGAATTGCTGTAGCCACTGCTTGGCATAATCCTTCATGGCCTTGGTCATGCGTGCCTGGGGATTGAGATCCTCTGCGATCTGCTTGTCCTCTGGCAGCCCCTCCTTGCGCCACGCAACCTTGAGCCAATACATCGTGCCGCTGTGCATGGCAGTGATCATCCTCTCCAGGCGATGCCGATACTCCAGCTCCTCTCCTGCGTTTGGATACACAGGAGAGACGAAGATTGGCTTCTTACCAGGAGCGCGCAGCTTCATGGTTGCTTCTTCTCCTTCTGGTAGCAGCGGAACAGTTCGTCGCCAACGACGAGTAGCCTGGTGATCATCGCTCAACTCCCAGAACAGAGTTGTGAGCATCACGAGCAGCAGTGTGCGCATCCACATAGGACTCATGCACTGGGCGCAGGTGAGATGGGGCTGAGGAAAGGGCACGCTTATGAGCTTCCAGAGCCCGACTGTGCGCAGAACGAGCTGCCGCATGCGCTCGCCCAGTCCCCAGCTTTCTTGCGGTTCGTGATGCTGCTGTCGCTGCACCACTGAGGCGCATGGCAGAGGACAACGGACCATCATCGTCCTTGAAACCACCTAGGAACTGGTTTCCTCGGAAACCACCATCGCGAGCGAAAGCATTCGCGTCGCGCATGATGCGCAAGGCTGACTGAGCAGCAGCATCACCAGTTGGACTGCTCTCTTCAGCAGTAACAGAGTCCTGCTCACCACCAGTCTGCATCGTAGGCTGAGTAGCAGCAAGAGGAGTCGGCATAGCATCGACATCAAGGTTGTTGAACCCAGATTCAGGATCGCTTGCCAGCTTAGAGCGAACTTCCTTCGGGCTGATAACACCCTGCTGAATCAGCTCCACCGCAAGATCTCCGTCGCTCTTGTGCACCATGGCTAGCTCCTTGCCAGTCAGAGCAAACAGCGACACGAAGTCAAAGGTGATGTCGTCATCCACATAGCCAAGCTGGTCGAGCATGATCATCTTGATCACTATTTCAAGATTGTTGCGAAACAGACGCTCCTGCTGATCGGCAATGTAATCGTAGTAGATCCTGATGTCGCCTTCTGCGGTGGTGTTCAAGCCTGTTGGCGTGATACCAAGCAGAATGACGAGCGGAGTCTTGGCCACAGCAGCCATGTGCTCCTGTGCCTGCGCCTGTAGCTTATCAAGACCAGTTATTGGAACATTGAGCTGCGTCAATGCCTCACTGTCCTTATTGATAAGCAAGATGCTCTGATTGTCGCGCAGCTTAGTGAACAACTGCGACCGTCGAATCAGCTCATCACCACTCGGCGAAAGCAGCACATCAAGATCAGTCGCAAGGGCCAGAGTGCTGAAGTTGCGCAGCAGCTTGCCAACGCTATCACGCGTCCCAAACCAGTAATCAACGTAGGGCTG